AAACGAAAAGTCTTGCTACCGACTTACGACGTAATCTATTGCTAGAATGGAGAACTTTCGGGATTTAAATTGCAGAAAGCTTTGGTTTAGCATAAAGACCAACTCAAGGTGGGAGGTGTTTTCCTTCACCTATCTTGATTTTGAAGATCAAGCAAACTTGGCGCCGGATGGACCAGAGAGTCGAAGAACTCCTCGGATGATGAAGTGCGCCAGGGGGGTGTTGGCGGTGGCGCCGGCGACCGCGCGAGCGGTGAAAGTGACGCGAGGGGTGTCGCGGAACTCCACGCTGGAGCGGAGGGTAGGGTTGATGGAACGGAGGTCACATGGAATGTGGGTGGTGGAAGAGAGGAGGACCGGGCCGCCGATGGTGAGAAATCGACCACCGAAGTAGTCAGTCTCATCGCCGGAGGCGGGAGTGATTGAGGCGATTGTCCAAGCGCAAGAGATGGAGATGGGCTTTGAGAAGGATGAGGCTGTGGGGACAAACTCAGCCTCGACCGAACGCAATTCAGCGTGCCGGTAAAGGGCCCAGAGTTTGGAGAGAGTCTGAGAGGCTGAAAGAGACACGGTCTGCTGGACATCCTTTTCGCCGGTGAGCGAAGCGGACAACCATTGGAATGGGATATCTACATGCGGGACGGAAGAGGTGGTTTCTTGGATCTGCGGCGCCAGGGGAAGAGAAGGCTGATGATCAACCCTATCATCACGAGGAGGAGCAGGACCGGAAGGGGGAGGCGTGGTATTGGCCATGAAGTGGAGAGGAATGCCTTGGACGGAGGGGGGAGGTGGAGGGGGGGGGGGCGGAGGTGGAGGTGGCTCGGGAGGGGGAGCGAATGTGCTTGGGGACAGAGGGGGAGAGGAGGGAGGAGAGAGAACAGAGGTCGGGGTGGCTGGCTGCCGAGGCTGGTAACTCTGAGAGGGCGACTTGGATTTCTTGGAAGCTCTAGAAAACATGCATGCTCAATGTTGAAAAGAGGCAAGCAATTGACCTTGTAGCTGGGAGACCTCGACGCTTTCTGGGGGGGGTCGGGTGAGCCGGGATTTGATGAGGAGGTGTCGGGCAGTGGCTGAGAGCATGGAGTAAACCGCGTTGGAGGCCCATTTGAGCTTACCAAAAGTTGCTTCTAGGATTGATTGGGGCGCTTCACCGAGGCGGAGGAGGAGCTTGGCGGCTGGTGGACAATTGCGGCAGAAGAAGTCGAAGCAAGCGCTTTGGAAGACAACTTGCTCAACGGGGAGGAGCTGCCAGAATTCATCGCCGAGCGAGTGCCCAATGCTGAATTCCGTGAGGTAGGATGCGATCTTGAGGGGAATGGAACCATCATCGACGGCGATCATGATCTTTGCGAAAAGGGCTCGAGGGCAGCGAACAGCGCCGGAAGAGCCGACGAAGTAGCCGCAAAACAGGGAGTAACGATCCAACTCAGTCTTGAAGCGGAGAGCGAGGAGAGGGGCAATTCCGGTCCACTCATCGCGGATTGGAGGTTTGGAGTCTAGGAGGGAATCGTCGCCAGAAACCATGCAGGGGGTGGAACCGACGGCGTATTGCAGATGAATCACGGCCAGGTTGTAGTCGGAGTTGTCGTCGTAGGTGCCTGGTTCGCCGGTGAGTCGCATGCAGGTGAGAGGGCCAAACTGAGTGGAGACGTTGCACTTAAGGTGGGTGTGGAGATCAATGAGGTGTTGAGGGATGGAAAGTCGTGCCATCTTCATCTGCTCAAGAACGACGGCCTCGCCGTGTTGGGATTGGTCGAAGGAGGTGTAGTCGTTTGTGAGGTGAATGGAATCTGTGAGGTTCTGTTGACACCAGTTGCTCATGTCTTGAGGGGTGTGTCCGGCATGGATATAGATGTGAGAAGGTCGGTCTTCAGAGTCGAAGAGACGCTGGTACTTCTTGACTGGTCCGAGGAGGAGAATGACTGCGTCGTGCATCAAGGCCAGGGTTTGACAGGCTTTCCAGGAACCAAAAAAGGAGCCGTCATTGACCTTATGTTGGGTCTTGGAGAAGATCCGCACTGCAGAGTAGCGCCAATCGGGATCAGATCGGCGGGCATTTGAGATGATGACGGCTTGAGTTTTGGAGGTCAACTGGGCATACTCATTCAGATTTATGCACTCGGCGAATGCGATAGGGTTGAAGGGCACGACGGCTTCTGGGTGTCGCCGGTAAGCGCGACAAAGGGCTTCGAACAGGAGGGAGCCGAGGATCTGATCCTCGGCGGTGATGGGGTAAGGAGCGTTGGAGGGTCGGAATCTCAGCCTTTTGCCAATGGATGCTGGGAGTAGGGTGGGATCGTTCTGGGAGTTGTGGATGGCAGCCATGAGAGATGAAGGTTGGGCGGCCAATGAGAAAGGCTGGTCAAGGAGAGGGAACTGATTGGACATTTGGTCGTTGTGGATGATCTCAAGAACTTCGGGGTCACGGGGTCCCATGAAGTGACCGGCAATGTTCTCGAAAGTTTCGCCTGGGTAAACGGGTTCGAATGCAGTGCGACTGAGATCGACCGGGGAGGGGACGGTGGAGGAGGGCAGCGCGGAGGGATTGTCAAAGTGGAGAGGACGGCGGGTTTCAGGGAGGAAGTGGGTTGAGACCTGTGGCATATTCAGCTCACCGTCTCCGAGGACGATCTCTGATTGGGTGATGATGTCGCCAGTGGCTTCTGGGTTGGTGGTGCGAGCAGTTCTGGCGTGTACGCCGAAACCTAGGGAGTAGGGTGAGGTCTCGCCTTCCAATGGGTCGATGGAGTCAAGGTCAGCTTCGAAGGGGAGGTTGGCGTGTGAGGGGCCTTCGATCATCTCGGGCGAACCCTGATAGCCGTTGGGGCAGGGAATAGCTGTTTCGGGTACAGGGGTGGCTTGGAATCTGGAGAAATCTTCGAGAGGAGTTGGGCGGTAGAACTGGGCCCAGTCCTCTGAGGAGCCGACAAGGATTGTTCGTCGGGATCGGATGGGCTGGAGGAGACGAGGGCAGGGAGGGAAAGTCTTCGGGAAAAGCATCTCAAGGTCAACAGACTTGCCCTGAGCCAAGCATGAGAAAAGGTAGTTGGAGGAAGTGGTGCCGTCGAGAAGGTGGAAGTCGCCTGTGAAGATGATGCCGGATTTGCTGCGGGTGATCGCCACGAGGGAATGGGAATTGGAGAGATTGCGGGAGTTGCGATCAAGATGGATGCAAGCCGCTTCCTGGAGGGTAGAGCCCTGAGAGGAGGCTATGGTAACGCTGGAGAAACCACATTGGTTCAAAGTTTTCATAGAACTTTGGGAGCAGGTGAGGACCTTGTTGGCGTTCGGGATGGAATTGAGGCGGCGGATGAAGCCAGTCTTGTTGGACGTGGTTGGTACCTTGAGGCACGCAGCCACATTCTTCGGGATTCTGTAGGACCAAAAGCAATAGAAGTCAATGTAAGGTTGGAGGTGGATGATTTCTGATGTGATTCGGAGGTTTGATGAATGGGGGTGGGTGGAGTTATACTCACCTTGGGAGGGGGATCGCCAAGGGATGATGACAAATTGGATGGGACGAATCAGAGGTGTAGGGCGGAGATCAAGATAACCGCGAGGCATTTTGTAAACCTCATCGATGACCAAGACTCGGCTGCTCTTGAGAAGGGAGGATTCCCATGTGCCGATCCTCCAGCGATCAGCGGGTTCAAGGGTGAGAAGGTCCTTCCATTCTGATCTCAACTCGGTGGTGGGCACTGCAACTCGGAACTGTCTGAAGACCGGTTTCTTGAGGAGTTGGGTGATGGGATAGGTTTTCCCGCAGCCGGCGAAGCCGCTGATGTGGATCAATCTCGTTTCGCGTGGGACGGCGATGTCGAGTTGGTTGTCCATCGAGAGGAACCTTTCGCGGGTCTGGCCAGGATGGAGAGGGTCGGCGGAGGCCATAACTCCATCGAATCCGTTTTTCATGTTCGAAATGAGATTTTTGGCGCGGGAGACGTTAGAAGTGTAGGTGTGTACATGCTTGAAGGGGAGGAGGTAACCGTTAAAGCGGAAAGAGAGGGCGAAATGGGCGAGATCTTGTGCGAAGGCGCCAGTCAGTGATTCAGGGATCTCCTCCATGTACTCAAAGTGACCAGGGGCGTCCTCGGTGGGTGGAGTGTGGCGGATGCGGAAGGTGTGAGTGGCATCAGCCACGCCCATGGTTTGGGTTCCAGAGCGGGATTGGAAGGTGCAGCGAAGGGAGAATAGGCGAGCTAGCACGGCGAAGTGGTCCGTGGATAAACCATGTTTAGCTATGAGTTGGGGGTCGAGGAAGGAATCAGGTAGATTGGAGCACAATCCGGCCCACAGGGTCGGTTTGGGAATTCGGGTGGCTGTGTGGATCGCGTGCAGGAGACAGTCCATAGCGGGGTAAGGTGCTGAGGAGGGGGCCTGTACGCGGGATCGGGTGAGGAACTCACCGGTGCCTTGGAGCCAGAGGGTGGATGGAAACAACTCGTTGAATTGAGCCACGGGGCCTTGGCCTGAAGGGTCGGCGCCAAGGAGGGCGTGATTGAATTCGAACGGTTCAAGGGTTGGGTTGATGGCAGTGAGGGATCCGGAAGGGTCGGTGATCAAGGGGGATGGGGCGGAGGGCTCAGGATGACTGGGGTTCGAGTTGGGGTGGGGGGCACAGAGTCCAAGGAAGTTGGGACGACATCGGGCAAGAGTGGGGTTTGGGGAAATCTCTGTTGGTGGGAGGTCTGAGGCAACAATGCCGGACTTACCAACCTCAGGCACGCGAGTTTCTGGGGTGGGCGTAGAGAGTGGGGGGATGACTGGGGTCGGGAGGCTGGGTGGGGTGACCGGAGCTGGGGCGGCGGGAGATGGCTTGGAGGGAGGTGGGACTGAGGATGGAGGCGGAGCTGGGGGGAGGGCGCGGACCGTTGGGACTAGGATGGTTTTCTCTTCGACTGGGGCTGGGGGTGAGCTGGGGTACATTGGTGGTGTCCCTAGGGTGGAAGAAGGGGCGGAGTCTGGGCCGGACGATGGAATGGGTTGACAATGGGGGGAGAAAGGCTCAGGATTGGCGAAGATGGGCCCCTGCTCCAAGATGAGTTGCCAAGGCTTGGGGTGGAAGTAAGACTGGTACTCGTCAAGGAGGGCTTGAGGTGAGTTGGGTCCCAAGAATCGTCGGATGGACAGGGCGATGATTGGTATGGCAACGCCGGTAGCACAGAGGGCCCAAGCCCAGGAGGGAATTGGAGCATCTGAGAAGAGAGGTCGCAGGAAGGGGGCTTTCTTGAGGAGGGCGTCGAAGAATTCGGGGAGGATGCGGGATGGGGCATGGCGGGGAAGAAATTCGGCTTTGAAGAGAGAAGCCTTGGGTTGGAAAGCCTTGGGCAAGAGGAATGGAAGGTTGCGCGGAAATGAGGGTTTGATGACCCATCTGTTAAGGAGTTGGAGAGAGTCAAGACGCATCCAAAAAGGCCTGCAAGCGAGAAGAGCGCTGGAGGCGAGACCAAGGGAGGCAAGGGGGGTCGAGGCCGTGAGAAGGGCGAGCTTGTGAGCTCGAATCCAGCCCATGAGGCGGTCAAGGGTGCTCCAGTACAGGTAGTATCGGGCTCGAGGTCGATGGGCGCAGGTGAGAAGTGCAAAGTTGGCAAGATTATCCCAAGCAGCCGTGGTGACCCACGAATACTCGGGTTTGGATGATTGGGTGCGGACATAGCCTGAAGGGTCAGTAACTCGCAACGTCCGAACTGCTCGGACGTAAACGAAGATAGATTCGTAAACTCGGGTTGGGACCAGGCGGTGTCTGAGATCCTGTTGGAGGTGAGAGGGGGCTGGGAGGAGGATAGCCTCGGGGGTCTTGAAGGCTTGGGTGGAGTGTTCCTGGTGGAGTGGAAGGAGCCCTCTTTGGATGAGAAGTGAATGGCACGGGCCCCACGACTCCAGGATGGTGATGGAGAGTGAGAAATTTGGGCCTTTGATGGTGGTGATCTTAAGCCACTCAATAGCGGATTTAGGTTGGGTATAAGAGGAGGCTGGATTCCCTTCGAGTTCGTAAGTGATGGAGTCGCCGACGGCCCGGAAGCGATAGAGTTCTGGGTAGAATGAGATGTCGGTGAAATTTGATTCCGGGGGACACACGAGCGAAGCGAAACACTTCTCCAAGGCAGGAGAACGTTCGAAAAGGTCGAGGATCTGGGAGGGGGTGAAATACATGAGGGCGTCATGAAGGAAGATGCTGGGGAGGTTTGGGATGGACCTGGAGGTCTCCGGATACCGGGTGGAGTCCTTAGAGGTCAATCTGTAATTGTGCAGTTCGGTGAAGTTGTCATTTTGGTTGTGGAGCTTCTGGAATTTGGAGGGTTTCATAAATAGTATAGCAGAAGGCTGAGTGGCGAGGTGGCGCCAATGCTCATGTAGGAGATGGGTCTCGATAACCTTGTGGGCGGGGTGAGGGTGAGGTTTGTATCCGAAGTTATGGGCGTTAATCCCGAGGGATTGGAGGTGTGTTTGGAGTGAGGGGGGCACGGACCAGGGGTAAGTTCGGAGGGAGTCTCGGAGGGGTTGAGATATGGTTTCGAGGAGAGGGGCGGCAATTGTGTCTCGATGAACGGTGGGGTTCAGGAAGTCAACGAGATCTTTGAGACCAGAACCGGTGAGTCTGATGGGAGGGCTGATAGGGGCTGTTTCATCCACAGGTATAACGGGGGACGGAGAATGGGAGTCCAAGAGAGCACGTTTTGAGGATGGGACAGTCGTTTCAGTGGGGGGATCAGAGCACGGTTCGGCGGGTGGATCGGGTTGGCTAGCTGGGGTTGGGGAAGCGGCAGGAGACAGAATGGCTTTGGTTGGGGAGAACATCTGAGCTCGGGTGAGAGCATCAGAGGGATCGGAGAGAGAGGTGACGGATCGGAATCCAGATTTGGGAAGGGAGGGAATGGAAGGATTGTGAGGGGGGGTGAGGATTCTCTGGGCGAGGGAGAGAGGGTTGGAGAGGAGAGAGGAGAAGGAAGTCCATGAAGCGGCCATGTCGCAAGATGGAGATTGAGTGAGCGGGGAATTGGAGCTTGAAGTTGGCGGTTTAGAGCTGCCGTCAAGGCGCTAAAGGAACAGAAAAGCAAAAGGAAAATTGGTGGATTCGTGCCGAAGCGGAATCCGTAGAACAAATAATTCTCTCGAAACTGGTGAGGTCAGAGAGATTTGTATTTGTATGC